CAGTGCGTCCACCTGGCGCGAAGCCGGAGCACGGTCGACTGCATGCGAGAGCCGCGTCCGGTGGAGTATTCGCCGCGCTCGATGCACTCGACATCGTCGACGGTCAGCACGAGCCCGGCGGCGACGACCTCGGCGCGCACGGCGTCGATCAAGCCTTCCTCGCCGGCGAACGTGTAGCGAAGCCCGGGCGCGCTCTGCTTCTGCACGTAGGCGACACGCTCCATGACGTAGGCGATGGCGGCGTGAACGTTGGTGTGCTGCTCGGCGGTGTAGATGTCGTCCTCGATCTTCGGCTTGCCCATCAGTCGGCCCTCATGTCTGCGTCGGTGATATCCCAGGGGATCATCGCCGCCGGCGGCAACTCGTTGCCGACCAGTTCCACCTTGTACTCGACGGCGGTCGAGTCGTTGCGAAGCGCCTCGATCTCGTCAACCGCCTCGGCGGGTACGAAGTTGGCTGCCGATCCCATCGCATCGGTAGCGAAGGACAGGACAAGACCGCCGGTGGACGGACACGCCCTGACCCTGACGTCGAGTTGGTGTTCCTTGATGAGACGTCGAAGTTTTCTGAACACAACCCCTCCCGGGTTTTTTGAACCTTGAATGCCGACGCTACGCAAGTGGATTGTGTGTGTCAACCATTTTATTTTGATGTTGACCAACCTGATTGGGTCGTGCATGGTGGCCGACATGGATGACATCTTCCCCGATCGCTTGCGCTCTGAGATGAGCCGACGAGGTGTGACCTGCGTGCAACTGGCCAGGTCCCTCCGTGTGCATACAAACACGATCAGCAACTGGCGGTGGGGGAAGGCCGAACCTTCCACGCGGCAGGTATGGCTCGCCTTGGCGTGGCAACTCGATTGCGAGGTTGGCTGGCTGATGGGGGAGGACCAGTACGAGGGGGTGTGGTGATGGCCGGCAAGCAGTCGAGAGAGAAGGGTGCGCGTGGAGAGCGGCGGGCGTGCCGCCTGCTCGGAAAGATCACCGGGGAGGAGTGGAAGCGAACCCCGGGGGGCGACGTGCAGTTCGCCGGGGACATCGTTCCGACCGGCGCTGTTTGTAGGCCGTGGGACCGCTGCCTCGTGGAGGTCAAGAACTACGGGAACGTCCGCATCGAACACCTGCTCTTTCCGACGAAGCGGGAGTTGGGGTGGTTGGACAAGGCGGAGGGAGAAGCCCGTGCCGCCGGAGATAGGTGGCCCTGCCTGGTCGTGTGGGTTGCCGGTCGTGGAGGCGTCCTCGTCGTCTTGACGGACGACATTCGCGGGGGTTTCTGGGACACGTTGAGCGACCTGACGACGTGGCGCGGGGAGGTCGTGTGGGATGAGCGCCGGACGGACGGTTGGCCCCGCGGCATGACCCTCATCGGTGTCGAGGGGTGAGCCTCTCGTCACCACCCTTGGTTTCCAGCACTGCTCACAACACGCCCGGTGCAAGCGATGCGTGGGGCACTCCGCAGTCGCTGTTCGACCTTCTCGACTCTCGCTGGGGATTCGTCCTTGACGCAGCCGCTTCGGCGTCCAACGCCAAGTGTGAGCGTTTTTACACAGAAGATGACGACGCCCTGTCCTTGTCCTGGCGTGTCGATGACGGCCTGGCTCCGGTGTTCGTAAACCCCCCGTATGGTCGCGCCGTGGGGCTGTGGGTGGAGAAGGCGTTCAAGGAGTCGCGTCAGGGCCTGGTCGTGTGCATGCTCATCTTCTGCCGCACCGACACGAAGTGGTGGCACAGGTGGGCGATGCGAGCGGCCGAGGTTTCGCTGATCAAGGGTCGGGTTCGCTTTGAGCGTGACGGTGTAGCGCAACAGGCCGCCCCTGCACCTTCGTGCGTTGTCACCTTCGCCCCCTGGTGGTCCGGGCCGCCCGTTCTCCGGACGTTGGACCTGAATCCTTGACGCCTGCCATCTACCGATTCACACTGTGCGAGCCGGCTAGCTACCGGTCGCCGCGCCTTGCCCCGGGGGCTTGTACCTCAACCCGGGCGCCCGGGGCGGGCGCATCTTTAGGTTGAGGAGTTTTCCGATGGTCAGAGAAGACATGGTTCGTGCCGCCAAACTTGCGGGAATGGCGAAGACATACATTGACTGCGGCGTCCCCGAGAAGGCGGTGCCTCTCATCGATGAGGTAATCGCTCTTCTTGAGCGCCCGTCCGTCAAGAAGAGGGCAGATACCGCCGCGAGAGTGCGAAAGCACAGAGCCAAGAAGCAACGCCAGCGGTCCCCCGATGTCCCCGGGACAGGGCGTGACGTAACGCAAGGTAACGCGTTACCTGAAAACGTAACACGTTACCCAGTAGTAGAAGAAGCAGTAGTAGTAGAAGAAGCAGTAGAAGTAGAAGGGTCGGATTCCAACGGAAACCAACGGAAACCGGCGGATTCCGATCATGCTGAGCGGATTCCGATCCGCTCAGTAGTAGTAGAAGCAGCAGCAGAAGGGGCGCGGCGGATTCCGATCCCGCCGGTCGAGGCATCGCCGACTCCGGAGATGGTGGCTGCCCGCGTCAGCGAGACAATCCGCGAGAAGTCGGGCGGCCTGCCCGTGTCGAACGCCCCTGCTCTCCGTGCGATCCGTGCGTTGCAAGAGGTGGACGCCGGCGACCTGCCGGTCATCGAGAAGATCCTGCAAGCGGCGGAAGCCGCTGCATACGACGAGTTGGTTGTGCGTCAGGGTTCGCCGCGGAAGTACAACGTAAACTTGGTCTTCTCGCCGAACAGCAGTTTCATCAACGCGGCACACGCCGAGGTGACTGGTGGTCTTCGGTCGAAGGCGAAGCACACGAAGGTCATCGCTGCGGCGAAGGCGTGCGACGACTGTCGCTGGCCGAACATGGTCTGCGGCCGACACAACTCGGCGATGGGGGGGGCGTGAAGGTCCTTTCCCTGTTCTCGGGCATAGGAGGCTTGGACCTGGGCTTGGAGCGCGCCGGGATGACCGTCGTCGGACAGTCGGAGGTCGACGCCTACGCTAGCCGGGTCCTGGCGAAGCACTGGCCGACCGTCCCGAACCTGGGCGACATTACAAAGATCACGGAGGATGACCTTGAGCGAATCGGACCGATCGATCTCGTCTGCGGGGGCTTCCCCTGTCAAGACCTGTCAGTCGCAGGAAAGCAGGGCGGAATCAAAGCCTCCCGATCCGGGCTTTTCTTCGACCTCATGCGAGTCGTTCGCTTGGTTCGACCGAGACTCGTCCTGCTGGAGAACGTTCCAGCGTTGCTTGCTAGAGCCGACTGGATGGGAGCAGTTCTCGGGGCGCTGGCCGAGAGCGGGTTCGATGCGGAGTGGGACTGCATCCCAGCGCAAGCCGTCGGCGCCCATCATCGCAGGGATCGGGTCTTCATCGTGGCCCACACCGCAGGCAAGGGACGGAAACGGCCCTCAGGGGCAGGCTTACAAGGGGACATCCTTCGACCTTCCGGCGGCCGTGAGGATGTGGCCTACACCCAGGACCGCCTCGGCCTGCGTGTCGCAGACGATGGGCTCGGTCGTGCGAACAGTGAGCGCCAAGGGCTACAAGGCCCGTCTGGAGGAGGCGGTCGCCACGGATGGAGGCGACCATCCGGTGACTGGCCACCTGAATCCCCAGTGGGTCGAGTGGCTGATGGGGTTCCCGCCAGGGTGGACCGACTGCGAGGACTAGGAAACGCCGTCGTCCCGCAGGTTGCCGAACACGTCGGCCGAATCATCATGGAGGTTTTCGATGCAGCCTGATTGGAAATCGACGGAGGAGAACATCGAGATCATCGAACGCGCACTGAAGGTCTCCCCACCTTCTCCGCCCTCGCTGCGTCGATGGCCGGCTTCCGAGGACGCGGAGCTTCACGTCATCGGCGGGTGCTTGATCGATCCGGACAAGATGTCGGATGTGAACCTGCCCCCCTCCGCCTTCTACGTCAGAGATCATCAGGTTATCTGGCGAGCGATGCAGGAGGTCGCCGCCACGGGGGTGACGGTCGACCAGCCAACGGTCTGGTCACACCTGACGGCGAGGGGCGTCCAGGCGGCGGAGTCGCTGGCGGCGATTCAAGACATGATCCCTTCTGCTGCATACGTCGCCGGCTACGCCCGGGAGGTGGAGAAGTTGGCCGCCCTCCGTGCGCTCATTCGCACGCTGTCAGAGCAGGTCGAGTTGGCAACTTCCGGGGTCGAGGACGTCCGGCAATTCGCCACCCGCTGTCGCGACGCCGTGGATGCGTTGATCGAGGACGTGACGGTCGGCAGCGATGCAGACTTCATCTCTGCCGGAGGGCTTTGGGATGCCTCGATCGCTGCGTTGCAGCGGAGGATGACGGGGGAGGCACCGACGGGTTTCCAATACAGGATCTCCACGCTGGACTCGGTGCTTGATCCGATGGTCCCCGGGCAGATGGTTGTCGTCGGAGCCCGGCCGTCGGTCGGCAAGACGGCGTTCGGCTTGCAAGTCCTCGGGGAGGTCGCAGCCGCCGGTGGGCGTTGTCTTTTTTTCAGCCTTGAGCAGACGGCGGAGCGCATCGGCGACCGCATGATCGCTCAGTGGGCTCGGGTCCCCCTCTCCTGCATGGTCAGCGGCGAAGGGTTGGACGATCGCGAAGTCGATAAAATCCTGGCGGCGAGGTCTCGCATCGAGTCCCTCGACCTGAAGGTCATCGACATTCCCCGCATGTCACCTGCGGAGATCGTGGCACGGACGCGGCGAGAGATTCGCGAACACGGGCCGGTGGATCTGGTCGTGGTCGATCATATGCACCACGTAAAGAGCGATACCCCGGGGCAATCCCGCTATCAGGAGGTGTCGGAGATCAGCAAGGCGTTGAAGGCTTCGGCGAAGGAGTTGCATTGCGCCGTGATGGTGCTCGCTCAACTGTCGCGGAAGTCCGTCGACGGGGGGAAGGCTCGCCCTCCGGCGGTGTCGGATCTGCGCGACGCCGGCACGATCGAGGAAGACGCCGACGTGATCCTTCTGCTGCATCGACCGGAGGTCCACAGTCCGGATGGCACCGACGAGCCGGGCGTCGCGTACCTGCACGCTGCGAAGAATCGTGACGGTCGCACGGGTCGCGTCCGGGTCGCGTTCGTGGGACGGTACGTGCGCTTTGACGACCTGATCGAAGGCTATTGATGCACGGCAGATATCTGGTCACGGCGGAGGGAGCGGAACTTCAATGACGACTGAGCACCCCGAGTGGTTGGATGTAGCTACCTGCTACTTCTGCGATGGGGAGTACACAGCGGATGAATGGGAAGACCATCACACGCCGGCAGAAAACCCCTTGTCGCATTGCCACGCTAGGTGCTGCGATCACCCAGGCTGTCAGGAGGAAGAGGAGCGACGACGACCCGTGCGGCCGTTGCGACGCGTGCACCGCACGCCGTACCATCTCGGGGTGTCGATGGGATCCGGCGACCAATGACGTGGGGAGAAGCGATTCTCGATGCGCTCGCCGGCGATCCTCTATCGCTGCGACAACTGCACAAAGCCGTGCAGGAGAGGAAAGGGGGTTGGGCCATGGGCGCAGACCTTGCCCTCGTGAAGCTCCGCATGGATGGGGAGGTCGTACGCTTCGACCGCGAGGGCACAGGGATGTGGACCGTCCCCGACCGTAAACCGCGCATGTCCAAATAAAGGCACCTGTCGTCCACTGTAAGGGCGCTCCAACCCTGGACCTATACCCTGGGGGGTGGTTTGGGCTTTCCGTGCAGCCAGGGGCGACCTGCGGGCCGTACAACAAACCTCCGGGTGCAGCAACCAAGCGGTCCAGCCGGGGTGGGTGGCGCAGGGTGACGCACCGTCCGGGTCCTTGTCGTAAAGCCAAACAACTGCGAATAGGTGGAAACTCGCGCCACCCGCGCCACCCGGCGGTGCAAACCCTTACGGCAGGCGCACTTGCTGGGTGGCGCATGGGAAGGCGCGGGTGGCGGAGCTTCGTCAAGACGCGACAACTCCCACGCCTCTGAGTATCCGGACGCCCTTTGCTCCCCTCTCCCGTCCGCACCCTCGCTTGCCAGGAAAGAAAAAGACCCCCCGCCGCTGTGCGACGAGGGGCCCTGCTCCGATTGCACTCCCGCGGCGGAGCGTCCGCGGTTGGTCCGCCCAACCCCCGGAGGATGATCACAGGGGTTGTGGCGAGGTGCCTGGTCAGCCGGAGAGAACCTCCCACCATGTCAGCAAGACGACGATGATGACAAGGAGTGCAGCCATGTCCGTGGCGATCTCCTTCCGTGTCATCGGTGCGTCGGGCTCGGGCTCGGGTTCAGGTTCGGGTTCGGGTTCCGGGTTGTAGATTCGATTCAGCGAGGCGATCGACTCCTCTTCCTCGATGATGAAAGGTCCCAGGCGGTGCATCACGGCATCCCGCACCCTGCCCCGGATATTGCTCAAGTGCTGCGGCACCTTCCCGGCCGCTGCGTTTGCAATCTCCCGCGCTTGTTTGTGAGTCATCGGTCATCCTCCGCTGTGCCTGGCAACCCAGGTGTTGTACGCGTCCACGTCGCCGCCGAAGTGCTCGACGGTCACCCCATGCCCGGGCCGAAGCGCCGCCGCCATAGCGGCCGCCGCCTTCACGAACGCTTCGGGGTCCTCGATCCCGTCCAGGGCGTTGACGCACGCCACGATGCGCGCCGCGTTCGCCTCCTGCTCGCCGACCTGGCGAGGCAGGTTCTCCACCGTGCTGGCGACGTAGCGCCCGGTGCCGCCTCGGACGTGGTACCCGCCGTTCCAGTTCGACCTGTCGACCATCGACCACGGTCCTGCTGTGTGCTTCTGCATCGTCATCCTCCGTTGCTGTTGGTTCCCCGCCTAGGTCGCGAACCTGCGCCGCCTGCGCGGTGACGGGGAGGGCTTCATCACGTCTTCGCAGCCTCCCTCTCGGCCTTCTTTGCCCGTCGCTCGATGGCCAGCAGACAGACTCGGCAGTCGCTGCAGTGGGACTGCACAGCCCGGTACTGCGATCCGTCAGGCTTCCGCAGGTTCCTGTATCCGAAGCGTGCGACCTTCTTCGTTTTCTTGCATCGCGGGCACTCCCGATCGTCGTCGGGGTGTGGCGAGGGCAGCTTCGCCAGGAGCGCCGTCGCTTCCGACCCAACCGCGTTGATCTCACCGGCGTGGGCGGAAAGCCCACCCCACCCGTCGACCAGCGTAGACAGGCCGGCGGCGACTTCGATCAACGCCGCTACCTCGCGCATGAATGCCTCGGGGTCATCGATCCCGTCGAAAGCGTTGACGCACGCCACGATGCGGGCCGCGTTCGCAATACCATCGGCCTGCGCTACGTCTTCCTCCCAACCGGCCTTGGTCGGATGTTGTCCGACGACCTCGATCCAACGCCCTTCAGGGGCAGACGTCACGCGCCATGGTCCAGTTGTGTGCTTCGTCATCGGTCATCCTCCGTTGCTGCGTGGTCCTACCGCCTCAACCCCGACCCTTGCGGGTACGGGGCGGGCGGCTAGCAGTTGGTCCAGATCAACTGTTGTGGTAATCCCGGCAAGCCAGGGCGATCCGGTGAGAGAGCATCGAGAAGGATGAAGGCTCAAGGCCCGCCTTCTGCTGCCAACCCTTGCTGACCTCGGCACCGCCGATGATGGCCAACACGCCAAGCATGTCTCGCCGCTTGTTCGGCCAAGAGAGCAGGGAGGGGTCGCCGCCTGCGAGCTTCGCCGCCTCTTCAATGCTGTCCAGGCGGGAGCCGTCGCGGGTGATAATCGCCAGGGTGTAGCGGTCCTCCTGCCCGAAGGGGTAAACCCGCCGTTCGATCCTTGCTGCCGTCATCGTCATCCTCCGTTGCTGTCTCCACCCTCGACGACCATCGTCAAGGGCCCTGCAATGCCCCCCCGAAGGGGGGCACCGCAGGAAAGGCGGGGCTAGGCTAGCCAAGCGCCTTCACGAGGTTCGCATACTTGCGGTCCTGGCCGGCCCCGCCGTGGACGTAGAACACCACGTCCGGGCGCTCCGTCAGGGGAACGTGTCGGAAGTAGGGGCCGGGGCGCTTGCGCTTGCGGTGCCAGCGCCCGCCGTCCGCGTTGCCGTCGCAGAGTAGGCAATCCTCGCACCGGATCCGGCCGTCCGTCTTGATCGCTGGACAAAGGATCTCACCTTCAAGCAACGGCGCGCCAGGTTCAGCGATCCTAGCCGTCCGATAGCCGAGATCCTTGGCTTCGGCGCGTTCCTCGACAGTGTCGCAGGACGCCATAAACCACCGCGCCAGGCTCGCATCGCAGGCCGGAGCCTGCACGCCGTCGCCCATGATGCGAGCTTTCCATCCGTGGACGAATCCAGTCCAGCCGTTGCGCGGGCGCACGGTAGCGAAGAACCGTTCCCACCATGCCACGGGAACCGCGCCCGGATCTCCGTCGGTGCCAAATCGGATCGGCCGGTGCCGGACGCGGCGCAGCCGTGCGAAATCCGCAAGCGACATCAAGGTGGCCTGGATCAAGCGCCACGACGCGCCCAGACGCGCCTTCACGACGTAGCAGACTCCGCTTTCCAGCAGGGCGCAGCCTCCGCACGCGGCACGCTGAGCGACCGCGTCTGCCGGGTGTCCTGCGGTCGCCCAAATGGCAATCCCGACCATGTCGCCCACCTTGCGGTTGTCCATGCTCCGATCCGTGCATTGCGCCTGAACTGCAACCTCCGCGCCGGTGTAGACCGACGGCCCGCGGTAAAGCGTGCGCGATTGTTTTCCCATGTCGTCATCCTCCGTCGTCTCCACCCTCCACCGACCACCGGTCGAGGGCCCTGAGATGCCGCCCCCCGAAGGGAGCGGCACCGCAGGTCAGTCGATCAGGCCCACGTATCGGAAGTCCTCGATCATGGACTCGGCGCCGTCCGTGTCGTCGCCCAGCAGATCGGCCACCATGCGCGCCCCGTGGTGGTCGTCGGGCCCCGCCCTCTCTGCGTCCTCAAGGCAACCGCCGCGGCCGTCAGCATCCCCACAGAGGCGCGCGAAGTACACCCCGTCTACGTCGATCACGCTGGCGCCGTAGACGTACCAGTCGTAGCCCATGCTCCGCCCCAGGATGCTGGGGTAAGGCGCCGGATCGTCCTGCGAGCGAGGGCTGGCACCACAGCAGGAACACGATCCTGGCACCGCGGCCACCTTGCGCGCCGCGTCCTGCGGGTCCTCGACGGGCTCCAGGGCGATGCGCCCTTCGCCGTCGCACGCCGTGCACTGGTACATCTCGGAGGCGCAAGAAGGGCAGTAGATCTCGCCCTCCCCGTCGAAGTACCCGCGATCCTCGATTTCGTCGTGGCATTGGCCACAGCAGTCCGGGCGGGTACCCTCGCCGCCGCAGGACTCGCACTTGATCACGCCTTCACCCTCGCACGGGGCGCAGTCCTGCCAATCGTCGCCGGCGTAGTGTCCGCCCTCGCCCTCGCAGTCCTCGCACGCCTCGCCGTAGCCGTTGCGGTGGTAGTCGCAGTCCTGCTCATCGCACGGCGGCGTCTGGTACATCGCCACGGGGCCAAGTTCCGCCGCCGGGTGGTCGTGGTCGAGGGGATAGTGCCCCTCGCCCTCGCACGCCGTGCAATCCCTCAGCGCTTGATAGGTCTCACTCATGTCATCCTCCGTTGTCGTCGTCTCCACCCTCTACCGACCACCGGTGGAGGGCCCTGAGATGCCCCCCCCGAAGGGGGGCACCGCAGGCTAGTCGTCCTCCGGCTCTGGGTCACCGCCGATGTCTACGTCGAGCCATCGCCGCGCTGCGCCCGCCGCCTCCAGCGGGGGCACGAAGACCCACTCCACGTGCTCGCCCTCGCCCTCCTCACCCTCCACGTCCTCGCCCTCGCCCTCCTCACCATCCTCGCCCTCCTCGCCGTCCTCGCCCTCGCCCTTGCTGGAGAAGTCACCTGCCACCAGCAGGGTCCCTTCGTGAAGCTGCGACGTCTCAGCGTGCGCCATCGGCTCCCCC